TCATACTCTCGCAAGATAAACACTTTACGTGTTTGATCCTGAATCCAGGTGATGTCTGAAAAGACTTCACGATCTATGGTACCCCAAGGACCTAAATCCTTGGGCTCCAATGACTCCCGGAGATTGTTTACCACCTCATCAGACGGCCGCCCGTAAAGGGCTGCCGATCCTGAGAGCAGAAACGCTGCGGGAGCGGACAGGAGTATGAGCGCTTTCTCCTTATCAGATTTACGTGAGTAAATCCGAGCTAGAGAAGGCAAAGCAGACAGGATTGGTTTATCCAAACCGTATCTGCTACCGATCTCGTCAATCAGTGCAGGAAGCATGGTGACATGCCTCTCACATTGTTTGACGATTTCAGGAGGTATCGGAGAGATATCCACCCCATTAAGGACAAGTCGCTTAGCGACTTCACCACAATATGGGGGGCGTTCGCTCTCGATGCTCTTGCTATCTGAGATTGGAACCTCAAATAGTCCGAGCATTGACCGATACCTGGTAGCAACTCTCTCATCTGCGATAGTAATATCATCGCCGATAATGCAATAATCCTTGAAGGAATGAATCCCTTCAAGGAAAGCGCAGAATCGGACGAAGACATGATGGGTATAAGCAAAGGCTGGCCATGAGCTGTAAAGGCCCATGGGCTGCCCTACCTTATAGTAGACATCTGTGGTAGTTCCACGTTCGGTCCTGAAAGAGAAATCTCTCAGGTCGACCATGGTTTCTTTCCATAGACGGCCAATCTTCTCATTGAACATGGAAGACAGAACAATCTCCTGTAGTAATACGGGAAATCGATCTGTCGCCGTTGTCAAATCAAAACTCCATACAGGACCCTTCTGGGTTGCCGTCTTCAAGAAGGCGACAGCCCTAGACTGGTCATGCGTGGCGTCTTGACTGATCGATCTTAGTCTTTTCATGATTAAATCATGAAGGGGCAGATAGATAGCCTGTGAAAACAGGTCACCTATCGCGATCGTCCTTGTCTTACAACCACCTTCCGCGAGGAAGGCAAGTCGTGAAACAGGGAACCGGATCTGTCCTATGTTAAGATTGTCTCGAGACCAATTAGCTAGAATCCTTACCCACTCTGTTAGAGAGGGCGGACGATCACCGAAATCATTTATCGGCGAACCTCGCGTAGCGGGGTCAATCAAGTCTGCTAACTCTTGCAGTTTGCTTAAGAGTTCTGGTCTTTGGTCTAAAGCTACTGCATCAAGATGACTCGAGAGAAGAGACGAACGTCCGTTCGGACCAGATCTCGCTCTCGGAATTATCTTGATACTACCATCGATCTCAACCTTTGGTAAAGAGCTTGCGAAAGCTCTGAAGGCTGAGATTGCTATCGTTTTAGACAAATTCCCCTCTGATCCCAAAGTGATTGAAACCACTGAGGTGTCAGGCTTACAATAGATCAGGTAACACAATCGCAAGATTGTGAGACCAGCTCTTTTGTGATTAGGGTCCTCCGATAGAAGGAGCTTACGGAAAGGTCTAAGATCTTTCACTATACCTCTTTTATCAGATTTCCTAAAGGGAATTGGTCTTGGAGACAAGCCCAGACTTATCATCTGGGCTTGAGTGTAGAGTCCTTTGAGATAGATACTCGCGGTCTTCGGTCCGCGAGTCGCAATCTCCTTCCGCATT